AACAGATGTTTTGAGAGCCTTGTTTTTGTCTGCAAGAGCTTTCCGTAAATCAGCAGCAGAAATCCGTCCAGTAGCCATTGAGTCCTTGAAGGCATCCATCGACCTACGAGCTTGTTTCGCAGTAACGTCAGACCTGTTTAACTCATTAGATAGCTTGTTATAAGCAGCGATTACATGAGTAGCAGACTTCTTCCCTCCCTCACCAATTCTTCGCGCAGATGCAGCGAATGTGAACGCCTGTCGCCTTGCACTGGCAATTGCGGTCTCAGCATTCTTGAATGGCTTATCGATGCCTTCACCGATAGACTTTTTACCAACTGCCTCTATCTTTTTAACACCAGACAGAAGTTTATTGAGATTGCTGAGAGCCTTCCCAATCTCAATCTCTACATCAATACCGACTTCAGTTGCCACAATAGTCTCCTACTTATCTGAAGACTCTGCCTTCAACTGAAAATATGCCACCCACTCGTTTAATTCACTGATTGACCACTGTTCAATCTCACTGGTGGACTTGTGTAAGTGTTCAGCCAACTGCAAAACAAAATATCGTCCTGAGTCGGCCTTTAGTTTCCCAAGTGATCATCTATGTCATCTGACTCAGTGATCTTTCCAGCTACTTTTGCAAGTATATAAGGATCTACCTTATTCATCAAGGCGAACTTGTCGCCCATGGTAAATAGCTTGTCGCCTTCGCTATCCAGAGCTTTAAGAATGAGTGTATAGGCTAACATTTCGATATTGTCATCCTTTGCCATCGCATAGAGCTTCTTTTGCTCTGCCAATGTGAAAGGCTTATAGTAAACCTTCAAAGGATTCTCCTCATCATCCCCCCACTCTGGAACATCAATAGAATTGATCTCCTTTGCGGAAAAATGGGCCGTCATGTTATCCAATACACTCATTCAATTCTCCTAATTAAGCCGCTACAACAAATGCAAGTTCACCAGATCCCTGGAAGGAAACTGTAGCTTCAACAACTCCATCATGAGCTGAAGAAATAGATACTCCAGTAATAATCACTGTACCAGAAACCTGACCATCAGTGGTGCTGTCGTCAAGAACAGCTACCAACGTACCCGAAACACCTTCCCAGTTCAGGGAGGCATCATCTATTTGAGCAAATCCAAAACCTGCGTCTGCTGTATCATAATAAATATCAGCAGAACCACTCCATGAAGTAGATCCAGCAGCATAAGTTAATGCTGGAGCTGGAGTATTCATTGTTGGAAATGTCGTTTGATATGTTTCAGCAGACATATCAATTGAAAAACTGCGAAGCTCTCCAGCCGCGCCCGATGCAAAAGTGATTGACCCTTCGCTACCTTGAATCTGTGCCATCTTATTTCTCCGTAATTACAAACTTGATAACCTATGGTAAGGCACAGAAACATTCATCTGATACCAACCGTTACTAATGCCAACCCTTGTGGTAGTCGGCAACTTAAAGTTAATCCCGCTTTGCACCGCATTACGGAAAATACCAGACAGTGTATCAGCGTACCCTCTGGCTGTTGCTGATCCGGTATGTTCTGGTGTGAAGATCTGAATCACCAATAAACCAATTTGATTATATTTGGTCATCGTTGAGGACTGATCTTCTCCAGACAGGATAGTCAAACTAATCCAAGACGTTCCTGCCACTGGCGTATAGTCTACACCATCCCACGCTATATCTGTAGTAACCCAATTGTTACTCAATAGAGTTTCTATCGTCTGTCTGTCAGCTTCAAGACCCATGCTTGGCCCTTATTTCCGCTACAGACAATGCAACAAATTGTCTTGGTGCTTGAGTTGCTGTACCTTGCTCAAGATACTCAATATAATTCACACCATTACTAATATGAATTGATTTCATATTAGACGGTATCTTTTTCGTGTTCTGTAACTTATTTACAATCTGTGGAGGACTTTTCTTAGACCCTCTCGTTTTAAAGTTCGCAGCATAACCAATATTCCAATTGCTAGACGAAAAGCCTGTATCTACAGGATTACGTGTCACAATACGGCGAAACAAATCATTCGCAATATCTTTGATCTGAGCGTGAGCATCCCTCTTTATACTCTCGTTGATCTTTTTGATTGATGTGGTGAACTTAATCATCGTAACTGCAAATACCAAAGTGACTGAGATACGTCCTGCTGAAAATCAACAATACTATACTCTACAGAATTGTAAACAACTGTATCATCTTTTGAAGGAGTTGGGGTTAATTCATCCACGAGAAGCATTGCTTTTAAATCAGTTGCAAGAATATGGTCAGCTATATCTTCCTGATCATACTTTGTAATTAAAGCCTTTACTGAATAGTCCGTGGCAGTCTGAGTTACCGCCCCAGTAGACGTGTTGTATGTCGCTGAACTCTGATCCTTATAGGTGATAGACTGCCATAAGGATACCGTTGCATCCTTGGCTGTCTGTACCGCTGACTGGACAGTAGTTAAAAGACTCATCGTATTACTCTAGCAACCCCAATACCGCCACGTCCCGTAGATAATGCGCCCCAATGACCAATCATCTCACGGACGATCTCTGGCAACACATCCAGTCTATCTCCTGCATTGAACTTAACATTTATCTTGTCAGCCTTAATCGCACCAATCCCCTTGCCTTCTGAAGCAGCAGTCAGATCAGAGCTAATTAAATGTCGAGCGAATTCAGCAGTAGCGTTAGTAATGTCTGTCGGGATTTCAGTTGTCGCTACCGAGTATCCATCCTTATCACGTACAGAAGATCTGGGCCAACGTAAAGCCTGTGCTTCTGTATGCTTGTCTCCAATCCAAGAAAGCCTTTCATCAAGAATGCGAGTCGCCATCTTGAGTGCTTTCTCTTTATCATCAGTCGATGCTCCAGTCCATGCTGTAGCGTACAAGTGGTTAGAATGATAGGTATCTGAAGCAGCTACAGTGATATAGCTGTCACTGGAAGCTCCACCTATAGTTGCGTCAAGGGACATCTATTTGCGCTCCAATTCAATCCACCCATCTTTTAACTTCTCGTCTATGTCGTCAGCGCTAACTTTCATAGTCTGACTACCACGTTTCATTGTGATAACTGACTTACGCGCCTTCACGGAAGACTTCATGGTTGGTAGCTCTTCAATCTCTTCTTCGTCTATATGGAGGCTTCCACTGCTCATTTCTGCACAACCCAATCACCCAGCTTGAAGTTCTCAACCTCATCAGGATGTACATCCGCACTCAACTCGCCTTTAACCATGCGAACGAGCTTTGATTTTACCACTGCCTTCTTTTTGGCAGTAGGTTTGCTTTCTACAACTGGTTTTTCAATTCCCAACATAACAATTCCTTAAAAAACCCCCTCCGAAGAGGGGGAAATGCACCGAAGGATTTAGCCAATTAACAGACTGATTGCATCGCTATTCCAGACTTTCGCCTTATACAGAACAGTAATATCAATCATTGCTTTGTTGTAGCCTTTGTAGAAGCTGATCTGATAAACCAGACCGGAGAACGGATCTTCAACTGTCATAACGTCAACAGCAGCGTCACCACCAGCAGGTTTAGCCAAAGGACGCATAGCAAGCTCAACACCAGACTGGTGAAGCATGACATTTGCCGCGAAGCTGTTGCCAACAGTGATAGCCTCATCATCTACAGCCGCCTGACGCAGACCAGTATCACCAATCACAAAGGAACCGCCACTCAACGCAGTATTAACAACGTACTTGTTAGTGGTATCAGCATTGAAAGTGACGATATCACCAGCCAAAATTGTGCCAGAACCTGTATCAGTAGCAATAGTGGTATCACCAATCGCACTTGAAGCGTCATTAACGATGTAGCTAGCACCAGTACCCTTGGTATGAGATACAACCTGACCTGACTCCTTGACCATTGCGCCCTGAAGATCCAGCAAAGTACCCTGACGAAGTAGACTGTCATTGCCGGACTCATTAGCCTTCTGGAGAACTGCCAAGTTCCGCAAGTTTGTACCCGCGTTACTGTTCAGGATCAATGAGAGGCGATTGTCGTCTACAGGAATACCGTTATCAAAGATGATCTGACGTGCTTCAGCCACAGTGTCATGGTTGGAGCTGAAAGGAGTAGTACCAGCAGTACCGACAGCTCGTGATGCACCCTGATAAGCAATAGTAGCAATGTGAGACTCGATGGAGTTAGTGATCCCCTTCATCGCTTGCTTGATCTGATCACCATAAACAGTCTCAAAACCAGAACCGTTATTGACGTGCTTAATGTCTTCACCAGTCCAAGGGATACGAACACTGGCGATCTGGTCCAGAGCCATAGTCTTGGTAGTGACAGTCTGATCATCACCTTCAGGGATGGTCATAGATGGAGTCGCTGAAGTGTTAACAGTTGCTGCTGGAGTCACGAAAGAGCGAACTGTATCGCCCTGAGCTGCTTCCTCTGAACCAGAGTTGATCGTTACTGAAGGGATGAAGCCTACTGCCTCACGGCCCACCTGGTCAGCAGCGATCATGATGTCATTCGCCAGATTAGTTAGTACGTTAGCCATTCTAATATTCCTTTTAATTAAAGTTCGGGTAAAAACCCCGTTAAAACAAAATTGGGTTCCACCGGAACTAAAATCAAAAGGCCAACGCTGTTAACCTGTTTCTTAAATCATATCTGCATGAGTATAATTGTCAACTATTATTTCCCCTTTCCCTACTCTACTTGGTAAAAATAGAATTCTACCTAGTAAAAATAGAATTCTACTCGGTAAAAATAGAATTCTACCTAGTAAAAATAGAACTCTACCTAGTAAAAATAGAATTCTACTTGGTAAAAATAGAACTCTACTCGGTAGAAAAAGGGGACTTTAGAGTATTATGAGTCAACCACCTTGCCGCCCTTCTTAGCGAACGACATTCTAGCAACTGCACCCATCGCATCAAACTCTGCACGAGTAATTGAGTTAGCGCCGCCACCAGAGGTTTCATCAGGAGTGTTGCTCCCACTTGATTTAGCGAAAAGATGGGGGGCCGTCTTACTTAGATCCTTCACCCAATCAGCAATACTCAACGGGGTAACTCCATCCACTCCGTACATCACATTACCATCCCGATCTGACGGAATAGCCTTATCTTCACTGAGGGTGAACGTATTACGAACACGATACATGACATCTTCGATTGCCGAAGCCGCTACTCCAGCCGCTACAGCCGCGTCCTTTGCCGCCCCATCAATAATCAACCCTTCCAGCCGCCCATGTAATGAATTGTTCTTGCCTGTCAGGTCATCAATCTGTTTATCATACTCACCCTTCATGGAGGATACTCGGTTCTCGACCAGTTCATCCACCTTTCCAGAGTCCAATAACTTCTTGTCCTTAATATTCTGTGACTCTTCTTTAAGAGCCTCATACTCATCCAAATCAACTCCATCGAACTTCTTAAAGCCCTCCAAGTCCTTCATCAGTTTTACATTGTTCTGACGGAACTCGTTAAGTTTCTCTTTGGATGTTGCCCCTTCCACCTGAAGCTGAAAACCTCCAGACTCTACTTCAGAATAAAGAGCGCGATGTTCCTCTGGAACTGAATCAATATCACTGACATTGAATTGTAATGACATAGGTTATTTCTCCTGTGTTGTTGTTGAATCTGTGTTTAGACGACTCATCTCGTCTTCCACTGTAACATCAGGTGGAAGTTTCTCGCCTTGTTCCATATTATATAAAAAAGTGTCCATCGAAATCATATCAGCTTGATAAGCCTCGATAAGAGCCTTAATGTCACTGTGACCGAGTGGAGTACGCATGTAATCACGACTCAGCTCAACAGTAATTACGTCCTTAGAGATAGCCGGTTCATTCTGCCATGTGAGACTAATACTCAACGCCCGACTAACACCGTATTCCGCAACCCTGGCGATATTAGACAAAATACCTGACTCATTATTCTGTCGAGTCTGCATAGTCTCTGCCGACTCACTTACACGACTGTCCTTCTCGAACAATCTTGCCGACAACGAACTCATCATTGACTCTTTATTCTTTAATGCGTTCTCCAAAGACCCTAAACCCTGCCCCTGAAACTCAAGAAAGCCAGCTCTCGACTGTGGATCTGGAAGAATCCATGCCGAAGTTGTACCAATATACAATTCCTGATCACTTTGACCCGAAACTCCTGACACCCAAGGGGTAGGTAGTGCTGTAAAGTGGCGACCATGCTCTAAATCCGCTGAACTGCGGTAGTGGGATAGGTTTACATCCACCAAGTCGAGTACAGGTGGCTTCTGTGGAGTACACGATATACCCGCTGTAGTCATTACGATTGCGGGAATGAAATCAAGGGGCTTACCTCTGACTACAGGAGTGTACGACTCAATTAAATCCCCCTCCTCATTATATACAGATACAGTGTACTCATTCTCAATCAATGCGAGAACCCGATAACGTGTCTCTTCAGTAAGGTCAAACTCATCCCTACCAGCAACAACCACAGTCTCCTTCAACACCATAACACCGTCAAACCAGTTAATCAGTGCCTCACTGGGATACTCTACAATCTTTGTGGTTCCCTTCCTGTCATCATAATCCACCAGTAATATATGTCTTCCAGCTATCAAAATGTTTCGCACAGTTGATTCAACCAACTGATCTACATTCTCAGGAAGCTCCGACGGAGGAATCGTCTCTCCAGAACTCTTGTATATCGGCTTCTTGTAAGTCACAACCCCAGTCAGTGCGGTTACAGTCCTACCAGTCGCTCCGTAAAACAAACTCCGATCTAAATACGCACTGTAATCTGTGTCTTCCTGCTTCTGAAGTCTCGGAAGGTATACAGCACCCGCCGACTTAATCGAATCACTGCCAGAGTAACAGTCGCGGCACCGCTTCACTTGTTTAGAATGAAGAGAGAATTCAGGGTGGAATGAATCTACTGGCATAATGGGTATTCCTGATTTAATTTAAAAGGATTCTATTCCTGTGGGATATTTTTAAGATAGTACACTATTGTTGTGAAAGTGTGAAGAATTTGGTATGTTTATCGACTGATGAAAAATGACGGAAAATCGACTGAGGTGGAAATTTGATTGAAATCAAACTACACCCAAAACAATCCTACGCACTCAACTCACCATGTACGGAGGCGCTATGGGGCGGTAGTGCCGGAGGTGGCAAGAGTTTTTTTATACGGGCATCAGCAGTCATATACTCTGTTGAAATACCAGGTCTACAAACGTACATCTTCCGTAGAAAATACAAAGATCTCATTCGCAACCACCTCCAAGGGTCAGGTTCCTTCAACGAACTACTGAAACCGCTGATAGACCAGAAACTTTGTAAGATCAACACTTCAGATATGGTTATTGATTTTGCGAACGGCTCCCGCATTAATCTCTGCCACATGCAGCACGAACACAATATGTATGACTACCAAGGTGCTGAAATCCATTATTGTGAGTTTGACGAACTAACAACATTCACTGAGGATATGTACACCTTCGTTAGATCACGCCTCAGACTCGGTGGACTGAAAATACCCGATAAATACGAGGGTATGTTCCCCCGTGTTTTAGCAGCAAGTAATCCTGGCGGTATAGGCCATAACTGGGTGAAGAAAGCGTGGGTTGATTACGGGGAAAATACTATATGGAGAACACCAAAAACCCAAGGGTTTATGCTTCGGCAATTTATTCCAGCAAAACTAGAAGACAACCCCACCCTTACAGAATCCGACCCCCACTACGCAGCTAAACTTCTGGGTATCGGTGATCCAGTAGTCGCACGAGCTATGCTTGAAGGCTCATGGGATATTACTGGTGGTG